ACGAAACCACCCGTCATTGACGTATCTACGAAACCACCCGTCATTGACGTATCTACGAAACCACCCGTCATTGACGTATCTACGAAACCACCCGTCATTTCCTGACCGACGAGCGAACCAGTTTGCGCGCTACCACCGAAGGCCCCCGTCATCGACGTATCGACGAAATTGCCCGTCATCGACGTATCCACGAAATTGCCCGTCATTTCCTGACCGACGAGCGAACCAGTTTGCGCGCTACCACCGAAGGCCCCCGTCATCGACGTGTCGACGAAATTGCCCGTCATTAACGTATCGACGAAATTGCCCGTCATCGACGTATCCACGAAATTGCCCGTCATCGACGTATCCACGAAATTGCCCGTCATTGATACATCTACGAAATTACCAGTAGCAACAACGGGAACAAAATCTCCTGTCTGAGAAGAAGTAATGAAATTACCCGTTTCTGAACCTAAAACATAATCTCCTGTAGGAGCAAAAATAGTGGAAAGAATACCCGTCTCTAAATCACTAACTAGATCTCCCGTGGAGTAAGCTACAAACTTAGTGCCATCCCAAACGGGAAAATCTCCAGCTCCAGCTCCACTAAATTTAATTTTATTTAAACCAAACCCGAGAGCATCAGTTAGCACAGTAACTAACCCTCCCGTTGTATTGGTGAAATACATTGTTCCATCCGCCATTTGAACATAAAGTTCACCGCTATAAAGCGTAGCAGGATTAGGAACTCTTCCAGTAATTGCAGTTCTTCTTTGTAAAAAACGAAAAGGTGTAGTAGCCATGATACCTAAGCTTAATTACACCTTTAAGCTTAGTTTTCTTCTAAAAAAGTGTATTATGTATCTTCGCCGCCATCCAAAATCTCATCTCCAACCCCATCTCCGAATTGAGTTTCCGTTGTGGATATGACAACAGCGCCAGCTTCGTAACCGCCAACTTGCAAAGGCTTAGAAGCGTAAATATTATATTTTGCAACCAAAGCATCTAATCTTATTTTTGAATCTTTTGCTAGATCTCTATAGACCTTGGTAACTTCATTTCGATTAACAAACGTAATAGAATTATCTCCATCGGAAACTTGCAAAATATTATCGCCAGAATTTGAAGTGGCAGTAATTCCCCGCAAAACATTTCTAGCCTGCTTGTTATAATAATTATATAAAAATAAATCTTTATAAATTGCTTCTGCTTCCATCCCCATATCTGGGTCTTCGCCAGTGAAAGAAGTATTAATCAGAGTATTAAGCAATCCCAAATTTTCTTTCATCCAAGAGAAAATATAATTATAAGAAACTGCAGTGGTGTCTGAATCGAATTCAGTCTCAAAAAGATTTTGGGCTAATTGTGCTATTTGACTCATTAAATTTCTCCTAAAATTTTAATTGTTTTTTTATGTTGCGGATTATCGGGATCTAGCGTCAATTGTTTTGCTGGTTGCGGAATTAAATTTCTTCTTGCATTTTTTGTATAAGTTTTAAATTCTTTGATTAAAGCAGTTTTAAGTCTTCCGCGATCTAAAAATGGATTAAGTCCAACTCTTTGTGCAATTTTCTGTAAATCAATTTGAGTTGCGCCTTTTAAATTTTCTTCAAAAACTTCTAATTCATATGTTCCAAATGGACTAATTTTATTTACACCAAGCAATTCTTCTAAATTTTTTTGCCTTTCTACAAAATCTTTTCCATTTGTTTGCTCTAGATCATCTACATTTTTCATACTATTTATTATAAAAAAAATGGCCGCTCTTTAAAGGAGCGGCCAAATTTTAATCTGCTAATTTTGATTAGGCTACGCGCTTGATGATTTTACCGAAGAGGGCGCGTGTATCGAGTACCATACGACCTTCTTCAAGAGAACCGAAGTAACCAATTTTGCCTTGACGGATGCTGTATTGATCGTCAGCAATTAAGCTGAATTCAGAGCCGTTTTCGCTATCAATTGCTACTGCACGAATTAATGATTCGCGATTGCGATTGATACCAAGTAGTAATTCGTCTTTAGCTCCATCGAAATCATTGCCAGTTGAAGTATTAGTGCCAACATAACCGCCATCAGCTTTAAGCCATTGAGTTGTACTAGCTACAGTATCAAATACTGTGTTGAATTTTTTTCCAAGACCGAATTCGTTGAAGACCAACAAATTAACACCATAGAAGGAAGGAATGCCAGCGCCGTTAAACAATCCAACGCGAACTGAATCAGGGGCAGTAATACCAACATTACCAGAATTAGATTCTTGAGATCCGCCTTTGGTGCCATCGGTGTAAAGACCACCTTTGGTATTAATTGGATTGTAAGCCATTGCACGAAGTTCTTCTTCAACTTCTGGAGAAATCATCAAATCAGTGATTCCCATTCCAGAAACTCCATTAGCGGGAGTGCCAGCAGTGAACGAAGTGAAGACCCTACGAGACAATGTTAAAAGTTCGTTCATGTCTTGGAGCAAGAAACGACCTGTTGCATTAGCTCTTTGAACGTGTTTTTTGCCATTTGTTTCGGCGTTGGCCAAAGATGTTAAAATCAAGTTTCCAGAAGTTCTTTCTTGTTTGAAAAGAATTTCTTGAGCCATGCGGGTAAAGGTTTTGCTAACTACATCCATGCGGCTCTTAGCGGCATAACGCTTGTCAAAGCTGAGAGCTGAATCAAGAGTGTAGGTAGTAATTTTCATTTCGGAAGTTGTTGGCAATACTTGGTTTGTTGGAAGACCACCAGCGACTTGTTGGCTATATACTTGGATATAGTCTTCATCGGTGATGTCATAATACAAATCCAATGGAATTGAAGGATTATCTTCAGCGTTGAATTGCAATGTAGTAAACAAGTTCGACAACACTGGAGCGTTATTGATTACTTCTGCGAGAACAGGACCGAGAAATTGGGCCAAGGCGACTTGTGCTTCATAGGCAACATCGCGATTCTTGGAGGCCATAGCCTTCACCAATTCGATTTGTTCTGGAGTTCTTTTAAGTGAGATTTTCATTTTTGTAATTCCTTATTTAAGTTTTAAAATTAGGCGTTGAGTCTGATTACTGCATAAGTACCAGAAAACTTATCTGCGATTGTTGCACCATTAGCTCCTCTAGAACCAGTGGCCAATACAGTTCCGATTCCAGAAACGTCGCTCAATGCAGCGCCAGTGATTTTACCAGCATTTGCAGAAAGCTTGAATTTAGAACCAACACTCAATGTGCCATCATAGGCTCTTGAAGTAACAGTGAATACGCCCTTGGTGGCGACTGGAACGGATTGTCCAGGGAGAAGAACTTGATTCTCAGCAGCTTTTTGAGGATAATAGAGAAGCTTTTCGCCATTTTCATCATACTTAGCAGTTTCCCACAAAGTAATGCCGAGAGCTACGTCTCCAGCAGAAGCAGGGGTTACTTTCAAGCTGACTTTTGGATAACTGTTTGCTCCAACGAATGGATAATCAGTCTTACCTTGGTAAGAATCTGCTCCATAGGTAACGGGATCTAAATCCAAGTTACCAGCGGAAACCTTTACGAAAACTCCAGCGTCACCAGAATGGTATCCAGTAATGCTTTCAGTTGCGGAAAGAACGCTATCGTCGAGAGCAAAAATGTTAATGACATCGTGCTCGTTATATTGTCTAAAGGGTAATAGTCTTTTGCCCATAGTTTTAGTTTAATTAATAGTTTGTGTTAGGAAATGATGATGTTTTCTTTCTTGAAAGCTTCTGCGAATCGTTGATATAGTGATTGCTCTTGCTTTGAAGATTCTTGGTTATTATTGGGAAGTGGAGCGCCAGAAGCTTTTGCTTTGTCGAGAATTTCATCGACAGAAGCTTGAGAAGGCTTAGAAGTTTTGAGTTCAGAAATTCTTTTCTCAACTTCTGCGTCAATAGCAGCCTTCATTTCTTTTTCTTTATCTTCTTTTGCTTTCTTGTTTTTGTTTTTCCACATTACTCCCAATTTACCTTTGTAGGCAGCGAAAGCTTCGTCGCTTTCATTTAAATTTTTAAGATCTTCTGCCAAAACTTGACGATCTTCGTCATCAAGATCATAGGTTTCGTCCAATTCTTGCATACGAGAATTGAAACAAGCCAAAGCTTGAGCAGCTTTTTGTTGTGACTCGAATTCGTTAATTTTGTTTAAAGCTTCTGCGAGTTGTTTTTGAACATCTTCCATTGAAGCTTTAAGTTCAGCTCTTTCTTTTTCCGCAGTTTCGACTTGAAGTTTTGCGTCTTCAATTTCTTTACGATATTCCGCATCTTTTTGCTTGATTGCTTCGGTAAACGTAGCGGTCATATTAGCTGCGGCCTCTTGAGTTACCTTTTTTTCTAACAAGGCTTCTCTGACTTCGGAAATAAGATTGTCTAAATTCATGGCACTATCTTTCTGAGTTTTTACAACAGTATCTTCTGATTGGGAATTTTTTTTAGTAAAAAAGTGAGATCCAAAATGCCAAAATTTGGCTTTTGGCTTTTCTTGAACTTCTAATTCTTGTCCTTTATCAACTATTACACCTTTTACGTCAGCAGCAGGAGTTGTTGTAAATCCAATTCCAAGAGGATATACTTCGCCAACAACTAAACGATAAATTTTAGTTCCGTCGTCTAGCTTTCCACTACCACCATATGATTTTAATTTGCCTTTTAATTCCTTAATGATTTTTTCATCTGAAATGATTTCAGCTTCGCTTAAATTTTCTGATCCAACTGCTATTTTATATTCATTGAATCCGAGTTCCCAACTTGTTGAAATTTTATTATAATATTGACTTTCTGGATCTTCCGAAGACGCCTCCAAAGCATCTGCAAACTCTCTATTAACAAATTTGTAAACCACAGCCCCCAAAGAAATATTGAAAGCATCACTATAGCCGTCAAGCTGCTCTGGGACAAGAATTTGACTATCTCCATATCTGCTAAATCCAGTTGTTAAAATGTGACCAACGACTTTTTCTTTTTTATGTTCAATGTTTGTTGGCTTGTGTTTAAAAAGTTTTGAAATTCTAAGTGCAGTATCGGTATCAATACCGTCGTCATTTCTATTAAAACGATTAACGACAGCAGCATTAAAAGCCACACCAAGTAAATCAATGTTTTCATTTAAGTCTATTTCTGAGTTTGGGATTAAGGAGATTAAATTTTCTAAAGAAGCTCTAGAAACATTTTCTTCGGAAGATATTTTTTTTACTTTTAATTCTCCTGCACTAAAAAAGGTTTGGTATTTGAAATTCATTTTATTTTAACTTTTCAGAATGATATAAAATTGCGGATGGATAACTATTTAATTCGTGTTCAATTGAGATATTTAAAACATCTTCTAATGGTTTTAATTTTTCTATTTTGTCAATCTCATTTACACAGCTTTTCGCTTCTTCGTTCCATTGATTCATATCTGTAGCGCAAACAATTGCTTCGCATAAGCTATCAACAATTTTACTTTGATTTTCGTTTAAATTTTTTGTCTTGTATTTTTTCTTAACTTCTGTTTCAACATTTTTTCTTAATTCTTCAACCTTTCCAACAACTTCTTGTATATTTTTTCTTGAATAACCTTTTATTGTTTTAGATGGAGCGGTTTTGCCAGTTGGACGACCTGGAGATTTAGGAGTTTGATTTGTATTAGATACTCCGTTGGGAGGCGCTCCCGCAGGCGCGGGCGCGGGAGCACCAGCGGGGGTTTTGGGGACTGCTGGAGCAATTAATGGAACTCCACCAACCAATGGATTATAAAAACCTTTCTTTCTATCTTTAACAAATTCTTCTTGTGTAATTCCGATCTCTTCTGAATCTGGAAATTTTCCAGTATTAAAAACGCCCAATCCTTGTTGAGGCGTTAATATACCAAGTTCCATTAAACGTGTGGTAATTCTCAAGAGTTCGGTCTGATCTTTTGAATCCATGTCAACAAATTTTGCAGTAGGAATATTTCTAAATCCTAAATCTTGAGAAACTCTACGAATCTCTCTTTGAAGAAAATCATTTAAGAAAGCTCTTCTTGCTTCATTTAATTTATCCATGAAGATACGAGCTTTTACTTCTGTGGTATTATATTTTTCCGTTCCAATCATGATGTTTTGCAAACCCATTCTAATATCTTCATTTAAAACAGTATATTTTTCTGGGCCAATAATTTTAGAAATATCAGGAATGATAAATTCTGCTTTTGTTGTATAGTCAGAAACCAAAACTCTTCCGACGCTTTCGTTCATAAAAAGTTGTTGCATTGCAATTAAATTTTGTGGATTAATTCCACCTTTTTCTGGCTCCGCGCCCATTGTGATCAAAAGAATTACATTTTCGACTGTTCTTGTGATTGCTTGGTCCATTTTCTTCAATTCTAATTTAGCATTAATATCTTCCAAAACTGGATAGCCAAAAGGAATAGCAAAAGGTTCGTAATCTTGTTTTTTGTAAAAGCTATAGCTTAATTTCTCATTATCTAATTTAATTAAAAGGCCATTATTATAATATTGACCTTGTTTAATTTTTTCTTTTACGTCTGGAGGTAAGGCATTTAAAACTTCACGATCATAATCATCTTTTGGATTACGTAATCTTTCCATATCGTATTCGGAAAGAATTTTTTCATAAGCTCCAGCCGCAAATGTCGTACTTCTTTTTGCAACAATATCAAATGGATTTAAAACAATATATTTAATTGGAATTTTATTTGACGCCAAACCTTCTTCAGCATAAATTTTTGAAAGAGTATTAAAATCTTCAAGCGACAACACTCCATCCACCCTATAAAGAAAAATATTTCCACTTCTGTAATATTCTCTAAAGTATTGATCTTTTAAATCCCACAAACGAATTTTATTAAACCAACGATAAAAGAAATCACGAGAAGTTTTGTTGCCACCTTCTAAATAAATTTCTGAATTTGCAAACTCTGCCATGACATCAATTGAATTTCTAAATACTGCAACATTTGCATATGCTTTTTGACAAAGTTCTATAGCTTCTCTAACATTTACTCCATCGGAAGCGTATTCATATGGCAGCATTCCCATTCGAATACTGCTAAAACGATTCATTACTCCAGAAAATGCCGACCTATTTACTCTAGCACTATTATTTCTACTATCTGACGTAGAAGGTTGTGGTCTACTGTAGTTGGCGGTACTAACAGAAGCATCAGATGTGTAAAATGGTTCTCCAGCAGATGTGGGAGGTGGGGTTTGAAATGCTTGCGGAAACGCAACTTGTACTTGTTGAGGCTGAGAATCAAATTTTTTCCAATATGATGACTTTTTTGTGTATTTTCTTTTGTCAGACATATTGTATGTTACACTTAAAAGTTAACTTTAAAAGTTACTTTATGAACATTGGTGAAAAGAAGTATTGCTGTGGAGCTGGAACTTCTTGCATATCATAATATAAATTCATCATCCAATTAACTAACAACAAAGCAGAATAAGAATCCTTTCTTGCCCTATCTGGACCTCTTTGACCTTTTAAATTGTGAGGCAAATCAAATGTTTGAGTGCCCATTGCTGTGGTATTTGGCTGTATGAGAGCACATTGAGACTTAGTAAGATCTAACATATCTTTTTGATGCTCAATAAAATCAATCATTTTTGCCCCCGACTCTTGATCTTCATCACCCAATCTTAAAAATTTAATTTTATCAATCGGAATATTTTTATTTCTTTGTTTTAAGTAATCGTCGTTCATCGCCGCTCCAGCAAATAAGATTTTTTTATGATCAAATGCTGATTGTAGCAATTCATTTGCATACCTAATCCAAGAAGATGTGGGCTTTCTCAAATGACAAATTCTTCTTTGAGTAAAATTATACTGACTTTTGCAATCTTTAACTGCGGCATGATATTCTTGTAAGTTTTCAAAATCAGCATCAAATGTTTCTATTTTTATTTTATCTTTCTTGAATAATTCGCTTTCATTAACGGAATTTAAGAATTGTACGCCCCCATTATAGTCACCAACAATTGAAACAATATTAAAACTATTTAATAAATAATGAAAATACTCAATATGATGTTTTAATGCAGTTCCAGGCATTGCGTAGCTGTGAACAACCACTCCATTTTTTTTATTTGGCATTAATCTTAATACCTGCATTGCAAAATCATCCGATCCTTCAGATTCAGACCAAGAAGGGTCAAATGATAAAATATATTCTGCATTTGGATCTCCAGCCACCTCTACAGATTGGCCTTCTCCATCTGGAATTGTACATTGAATCATTTTACTGACTTTAAAATAACCACTACTATCGTCAGTAAACACGGCTCCAAATTCTCTTTGGAATTGAGACTCACTCATTGTTGCTTTTGCTTGATTCAATAAGCTTTGATCATACAATTGAGTTGGAGCACAATCATAACTAAAATGCATTACAACACGATGAGCATCGTTTTTATCGCGCTTTTCATTCATGA